GAGAAATACCTCGACCAACAGAGAAAAAAAAGAAAAGCGAGGGCGACCCAGATTGATTTCGCAAAAATTAAGAGCGTCACCGGAAGAATATTAGCGCAGCCCACGCACCCGTCGTGGCACGACGCCCTCGCCCTCCGGATGATCGCCGCGGGATACCTACGCACGGGTGTTCAAGAGAGGGAGACCGGTGCACTCGGGGCGTTTCAACTCAAGAAGAAACACGTCACCTTACGTTCGGACGGGGAGACCGTCTCTTTCGATTTCCCGGCGAAGAGTGGACAGAGAAGACAATTCGACGCCCGGGACCGAGTGCTCCACAGCGCCCTCTCGAGACAGCGCACGCCTTTGCTCGTGGGTGACGCCCGATACGAGAGGGTACGAGACCTCCTTCGAAGGATCGTCGGAAACGAGGATATTCAACTCAAAGACATTCGCACCGCCGGGTCCATGCAACTCTTCCGTAAACACCTCAAGACCGCGAACGGGGACGAAAAAGTCGCCAGACAACAAACCGCCGACACAATCGGTCACACACCGACCGTTAGCAAAAAGTTTTATCTGTTGTGATACATGGTTACTTTGGCATTTTAGGGCGAATCCTTTTCGCCCTTGGAGATTTCTGACCGCCTTCCAGTAGAGATATTCCAGCTTCAGCACCCATGAAACTCGAGCCGTCTTCGCTGATTATTCGCATTTTCATAAATTTTTGATTATTTAACTTCGCGTTGCGTACGTTGAGTTTCACCTTTTTAGGCTTAGGCAGTCCCGCCAACTTCATCAACAGAAACATGGCCAAATAGTATTGGACCGGCTCCATGTTTCCAAAAGTTAGCAGGTCGCCGTACTTGAGATTCCTTTCGGGAAAGTCTTTCTTCGCATATAACTTCCCATCCCTTAGTTCGACAAGATACGAGACATCTCTGATAAAATATGCAGGGGTGTCCACAACTTTATAGCAGTCTTTAAACCCGTGTCTCCTTCGACTCCCTTCTGGACACTTCTTTTTCCCTTCTTGAGGGTTGTGTATAAGCGTCTTTTCACCCCACACAGTCTCTTCTACCCAAAGATCATTCCAAATGTCGTCGACGAGAACGTCGAGGAAGTTGTCACCGTTTCGATTTTTAACGCCTACGAGCGTTCCTTCTTCATCGAATTCCTCCACGTACCAGCAGTTGTGAGTTCCATCGGGGCAGGACTTGTACTCCGAGAATTTCGAATCCTTCAACTTCAAATCATAAACGAACGCAGATGTGTTGTCTGGATCTTCGATCACGTTACAGTACGACGGAAGGTTTAGTTGTTGGGTCTTTTTGTCTTTTACTGGACACGGACCGGAGACGAAAGGTTTACACGATTCTACATATGATTTTAATCGATCTGGGTTGCAGAGATGAAGTTCCGGCCTCTGGACGTAGGTTTCTGTCGTAGAAGTCGATTGCTCCTCGGCCATCACGGCTCCGGATTCAATCATCAACACTTCACCGGTTTCTAACTCATTTTTTAGCCGCTCTACTTCATCCGGTGTCCTCTCGGGTAATTTCTTCAAAACAGGCTCCTGGTATTTCTTATCATTATTACCCATAACAAAATACACCGAGACGCATACGGAAAGGACCAGCAGTGCTAAAATTGCTATGTACTTCTTCATATACTAGTAAGACGAGAAACAAATTATCGCAAATCCTTATCAGCGGTGTAATACGTCTTCCCCTTAACTACAAAACTGTGGACACGAGCGTAGGCCCACGCCTGTGGAGAGGCTCCCGGTCGGTGACCCGTTCTCCATGCCGCGAGACCCCTGTTATAGACCGTTTTGAGGGTTTTTAAAGGAATGTCAGTAGCCTTACTAATTTCAGGAAGGGATTTAACTTTCGGTCCGTACCTTTTCCTGAATTTAAGGGTGTATGAGGAGGTCGTGGTCTTTTTTCCTCGGTCTGTTGGGAATTTCGCGTAACTGCGTCGCAGCATCTTCGTGTATCGCTTCTCAATTTCAGCGAGTGTGGACAATCCCTGAAAGTATTTGAGTGGAGCATAGATTTTGCCCTTATTTTTCCGCAGTTGGCGAAGTTTGGCAAGGATCTGGGCATTGCTGAGCATCCTTATAGTTACTAAATGTTTTTATATGGAAAATGTATAGGTTTCCAGGCAATGCTAAACATATCCTTATTTGATTTATAATACGTGGGCACCCTCTTGTACGAAGCACTACCCGAGTAAGAGTCATATTCCTCTTTCGTTATGGGGTTTCTGATAGTTGTGCTACGATAGAACTTTTGGCCCTCCAGTCTCTTCTTACCCTCGAGAATCATATAATATCCATCAGATCTTCGTTCCCTCTCACTGTCGGGCAACGCATCGTACTCTGCCTTCCTGATTTTCGCGTACCCTGAATCGTACTCTTGTCTAGATATTTCAACCTCATCGTCTTCTAAATAATAGTACTCCCATGTAACCATCCCTTTCTCATGAAGAGGCAGCCTGTCATATTCGTCCTTGCTTACGTGTTGCTTCGAGAGGTTTTCTTGCTCGTGACGAGGGATCTCTTTATTCCGGTCGTACTGTTTTTTTGTTACACGGATTTCGTGTGGTTCGAGGTTGAACACACCCGTGCCGTTTTTTAACTGTAGTCGGCACTCGCAGGAATCGGGGTTATCACTATATGCACACTCCGCACATTTCGTGACGTTTTCAGAGCGTTCGTCCCAGTCGACATTTGTATATTCGATGCACGAAGTATCATTCGTTAAGTTGAGTTCCTGGTATTTCTGATCTCTAGTATCATAAGAGAATGTGTTCAAGCTTCTGCCTAAACACCTGTTGGGATCCCTGTTCACCTTGTAATATTTGCCAGAAGAACGTCGCCTGTCGGCATCGTTTTTTATTCCGTTAAACTCTTCCCTGCTGATTTCGATTAGATTATCCTTCAATGTGACTTTGGATTCAGCAGAGTCACACGTGTCGATGATTTTTCCGCCGATTGTTATAAGTTTACCCGATTTCTCACCAGCTTTGCAGGGGATGGGTTTAGGGGGTTTCGGAACAACGGGCTTTACTTTCTTTTTAATATTTTCATTTTGCTCTGTCACTTCACCCCTCTGCACTTTAGTTTCCTTGATACTTGTACACCGTTCGTCACTGCCGTACTCGCAGTTGTAGAATTTATCAAACGGCCTGTCTGCCATCATGCGAAAAGGCCTGTACTTCACGTCGATTTTCATCTCTTCAGCTTCTCGGCATGGTAAGGGTATAACAGCTCGGTCCAATGGTGCGTCGTAAACCTTTCCATTAATTTTAACTTCTAATGGTTTGATGTTTTGATATTCTAAACAACACACCTTGGGGTCATCCCTTTTTTTGTCCACCGCGAACCGCTGTCTATGTTCTCTAGGGTCAAGTCCAGGGTCATTGTCTGCAAAGAATCCTCTCATTTTGTAATCTTTTGCCCACTTTTTCATTGAGCATTTACCATCCGAGTCCATACTGTCAGTCGCGGATATGAAATACGTCAAAGTCTCCTTTCCAAAGTTAAGTTTCGGTGTTCCGAAAAACTTACCTTTCAGGTCCTCGTTGTGATACACCGCCCAGTTCAGGTGGTAGATTAGCGGTCTGAAAAAAGGAGAACGCGACCCCCCACATTCTCCTAGTAATAAATGCATACGCTCGAGTCTTTCTTTATCACGTAAGCTGTAAAAGTCTCGCATACCGCTTGTCTTATCCGCGTAGCATTTGCAAATGTCGAGAACTTCAATGAATTCTGCTCTAGTAAATGCGATGTGGTTTTTCTTGAGTTTTTCGTATACGCCTAACGGGTCCCCAAAACCCTGTTTCTTCCACGGCATATCGCCTGTCGACTTCCACTCCTGTTTGAAACTATATTTTTGATTGATATCTTCTTTCCTTCTCCTAATGTATTCGATATTGTTTTGCTCGATTGTTGGTATGTAGCTCCAAAACTCTCCAACTTTAAAACTCCCCGACTTTCGTAATTTTCGGCGAATATTGTCCAGCTCATTCTTTTGTATTCTAGGACGATGTCTACCACGGTAAATGTCGACCACGGGTACCGGGATGACGTGTTTAAACTTTGAATACGTGTCCAGTGCTAGGCGCTGTTCTCCCTGTATGTGTTGTAAAATGACGAAGTTATTCAGGAAGGCAACCCATTTCGATGCTAATATGTCGGTGTCTTCTTCCTGACCCATGCTTCCCTCTATCTTCCTAACTTCGTCTCGTTCCTGTATGTTGGCAAACACCGACGCGGCAGCCTTGTCTTCTGCCTTCTTTCTCCTGAGTTCAAACTTTGCTGACTCTTCCTCCTCCTCTCTACGGCGTCTCGCCTTGTTTGAGATGTTGGTGTAGGCTAGAAAACCACTACTGGCAACACTGGCCGATGCACCCACCGTCCCTACCAGTGACAGGAGGCCCATCTACTACTATTTACTGCTTACATTTTTATTATGAAGTATGAAACCCCGAGGAGAAGGGCTGTGAAGGCTCCGTCACTCGGTGTCCACTGGTATCCGTCATCGAAGTCGCCGTACACATATTTAGTCGTGAGAAGGACGATCACGGGGATGATGAGTGCCTTTTTAAAGTTGGAGCGGTTACGGATGTGTTTCAGGATGTATGTCAACACGGTGGCAAAAACGACGTGTGCTAACATGTTTTATTTCTTGGTGAGATATTTAATTGCGACTTCGATGGACGGGTAGATCATCTTCCCGAATCGAACGCGACCTGTCCGCGAGTTGTACCATCCTTCGTGGCCCCTGAACACCGCCTTGTGGACGACCTCCACCATATTAAGAATGAAGATTATTATTGGATTAAATGGGGAGTCTTTCGGTTATATGCGGAAACATGTTTTCCGGGAAAACTTCGGAATTAATTCGTCGCCTCAAACGTCAAAGGGCTATCGGAGACAACATCTTGGTCATCAACTCGGCGAAAGATACCAGGTCGTGCGAGCAGGTGTTGAAAACACACGACGGGGTCACATTCAACTGCCTGAAAACCTGGGATCTCTTCGATGTTTTACACATGCCGGATTTCGACAGTGCTGACGTAGTTGCCATAGACGAGGCACAGTTTTTTCCTCGGCTCCGAAAATTCGTCGAGTGTGCGCTCTACGTCAACAAGCGAATCATCGTTGCCGGGCTCGACGCGGATTCGTCGCAGAGGAAGTTTGGTGAGATCGTCGACTGCATACCGTTGGCTTGTGATGTTACGAAACTCTCAGCACTGTGCTCGCGCTGTAAGAACGGTACTCCCGGTCCGTTCACCAAACGCATCGTAGAAGACAAGACGGTGGAGTTGATCGGTGGATCTGACAAGTACACGGCGGTTTGTCGACATCATCTTATTTCCTATGGACATCTAGTATGAGTACGACGCGTTTCCCTGGACCGGTCTTTACAACTTCGTGGTATCTACTGTGGTCAAACAAGTAGTCCTCCCCTTCTTCGTGGACATGTTGGCCTTTTTCGGTGTAGAGCACGCATCTTCCACCGCTGTGAATAGTTATATGATATCGTAAGAGTCGATTCGATTCAGCCCTGTGCGCGTCCAGGCGGAGAGGACCTTCGCTCACCGCGAAAGCGGCTACTGTCGTATCGACGCATGGGATCTGTGTTAGGAGACTGTTCACGATGGGGAAATCCTGGACCCTGTAATAATAGTAATTGTAGTTCTTTTCAAACCACGGACTCAAATCGTGATAAAACTTCTTATCGAGCGTTGGGTGTACCTCGTCAAACTCCCTCTGAATCTTATTGAAATGCAGTCGTATGAGCGCCAGGCCGGGGTAGTTTGAGACCTTGCATTCGCTGAGCATGTACACGAGGTCCCTGAAAGTGTTACGGATGCCAGCCAGAGGTCGACGTGGGTTTTGAAAATACAGAGTGTCGATTGGCAATTTCAAAAAGTCCCAGAGAACCATCAGGACCGGCACTGTCAGGGTGGTCCTCCACATTCAACTTTATTTTCTGTACATATATTAAACGATGCCAGGATACACGGAGCCCTTAGAGCCCGAACCTACTGAAGAGAAGAAGGAAGTCAAGAGCCGCTTCATGATGCCCACCAAGTTGACGATTGTGCAGATGGTGCTCCTCGTGATTCTCGTGATTCACGCGTGGACCTCTCGCAAGGTCAAGGGCGTGGTTGTTAGCACCATCGCGCTCGCCATAGCTCTTCTCCACATGTACGACCACATGTACCGACTTCAAAGGGGTGATGAGCACCTCTTCTTCCTCCCCAAGAAGGAGGCGTACGGTTGCAAGAGTTGCATGTAAATTTTCATGACGTACTATAAGATGCGCGTTCGAATTGTTCGAAGCCCTAACAAAATAAAAAAGTTCAGGGCAAAGTTAGAAGACGGCACGGTTGTTGACTTTGGTGCAAGTGGCTACAGTAACTACACCAAACACAAGAATCCTTCTCGTATGCGCGCGTACGTGCGTCGACACGGTGGATACATACCCACCTCGCTTTCGGTTGAAACAAACCCTGTAAAAATTCAATCTCGCATGCTGAAAATAAATCGCAGCGACAAGGAAAACTGGGGATTAAATGGCATCGGAACCCCTGGATTTTGGGCCCGATGGTACCTCTGGAGTTACCCGTCTTTCGCACAGGTGGACAAGTTTATGAAAAGAAAATTTGGAATTACGATTTTGCGGTGATGATATCGTCCACCAACTCTCCGGGGTCCCGCTCCAGCAT